TTAAATAATAAAGTAGAAAACTTTTATGTTAATCAATCAGGTCTTAATCTTTTAAAAACTCAAGGTTTTTTAAGAAGTGCCTAAACTCAATCCTAAAGAGCTCGGGCTGATGGGTGTCAATGAATACGCAAGACACAGAGGCGTTGCTCATCCGACGGTAATCGAGGCGATTGAGCAAGAAACCATCTCTCATCAAATCATTGACGGCAAAAGATACGTTGACCCAAAAATTGCAGATAAAGAATGGAATGACAACGCAAGAGAATACGTGGGAGCTGGCATATGGCGCAAGGCTTGCAAAATTAGAATATGAAAGAAGAAAAGGTCAGCTTGTTGTAAAGGAAGAGGTTGAAAAAGAAGCTTTCAATGTCGCAAGGCAAACAAGAAATGCTTTTTCAGAAATGCCGGATAGAATTGCGCCTGAAGTTTTTTCTTGTGACTCTGTTTTTGAAGTCTCACAACTCCTAAAAAAAGAAATCGATCAAGTTTTAGAAAAGATTTCAAAATATGAGCGCTAGTTTTGAAGAGTTTTTCAAAAAAGGAATTGCTCCAGAAAAAAGATTAAAGGTTTGGGAGTGGTCGGACCAACATCGAGTTTTATCTTCGAGAGCTTCTTCTGAGCCTGGTCGTTATCGAACCTCAAGAACGCCTTATATGAAAGAGATTATGGAGGAGCTCTCAACGGATTCATTTTATCAAGAAATTGTTTTTATGAAAGCTTCTCAAATTGGCGCGACGGAGACGATGGCCAATTGGCTTGGTTATATTATAGATCATTCTCCCGCTCCGACTTTATTTGTACAGCCAACCACCACACTTGCGATTCGTGCTTCAAAACAAAGGGTAGACCCATTGATTGATGAATCCCCTCAATTAAGACAAAAAATAAAACCTGCAAGGTCAAGAGATTCTGGAAATACTCAGCTTATGAAAGATTTCATGGGCGGCACACTTGTCATGACTGGGGCAAACTCAGCGGTCGGTTTAAGATCGATGCCAGCCAGGTTTATCGCGTTTGATGAGGTCGACGCCTATCCTTTTGATGCGGATGGCGAAGGCTCTCCGATTGAACTTGCAAAGGCGAGAAGCCGGACATTTCACAATCGAAAAGTTTTTTATGCCTCAACGCCGACAGTAGACGGTCGTTCTGAAATCCAAAGGCTTTATGAAATGTCGGATAAAAGAGTTTTTGAAGTGCCGTGTCCACATTGCGGAACTTATCAAACTTTAATCTTTGAAAATTTAAAATATGAAAATGATGACCCGAAGACCGCTCGTTACGAATGCGAGGAGTGTAAAAAACAAATTGAAAACTGGCAAAAGACGGAGATGCTTAATAAAGGGCGTTGGATTAAGCAGGATGAAGAATCTTCGATTGCTGGTTTTCATATCAACGCTCTTTACTCTCCGGTCGGCTGGTACTCATGGGAAGAGATCATTGCGGATTGGCTTAATGCAAAAAAAAGCATTGAGCTTAAAAGAACTTTCGTAAACACGGTTTTAGGCGAGACTTGGGTAGACCGAGGCGAAGCTCCTGATTGGAACAGGCTTTATGAAAGAAGGTCTGATTATAAAATAGGGACGGTTCCAAAAGGAGTTTGTTTTTTAACTTGTGGAGTAGACGTTCAACAAGATCGAATTGAAGCTCAGATTGTTGGCTGGGGTCGAAATAAAGTTTCATGGTCAATTGATTATAGAATTTTAAGAGGGGATAGTTCCGAAAAAGAGGTTTGGAGCGAGCTTGATGCTTTGTTAAACGAAAGTTTTCCAAATGAAGCAGGGACTTTATTTCCTATTCGATTGATGGCTGTGGATTCTGGTTACAATACACAAGTCGTCTATGATTGGTGTCGAAGATATTCCATGACAAGAGTTATAGCGGTCAAGGGTAGTGATACTCTTTCAACTATTGTCGGGCATCCCAAACCAGTAGACGTTACGAGTCGAGGCCGAGTGATTCGTCATGGAATTAAGGCATGGCCGGTTGGGGTCAATTTAATTAAGCAAGAGCTTTATGGTTTTCTGCGTCAAAATGCGCCAATAGGAGATGAGGAGACCCCTTATGGATTTTGTCATTTCCCTGAATATTCTGATGAGTTCTTTAAACAGCTTACAGCGGAAGAATTGAAGATTAAAATCGTTAAGGGTTACAAGAAATTGTATTGGGAAAAGATCAGAGATCGAAATGAGGCTCTTGATACTTTCGTTTATGCAAGGGCGGCGGCTTCTGTCATTGGATTAGATCGGTTTACGGAGGCTCATTATAAGAAAATGGAATCTGAGATTTCTATAGAAAAACCGGCTAAAAAGAGTGAAAATCAAAACAAAACAGGCATAAAACGCCGAAAAAGTGAGTGGTTATGAGTTCAGATTCAAATTTTTCAAAAGAAGATCTTCAGGCTTTAGAAAAAGCCATTGCTCAAGGCGTCTTAGAAGTGAAATATACGGATAAGACGATTACGTATCGGAGTTTAGATGAAATGCTAAGAATTAGAGATCTTATACGCCGCTGTTTAGGCTTAAATCCTGTCTGCTCAAGAATCAAAGTCGAGACTTCTAAAGGGCTTTGTTAGGTATGTCTTGGATTGATGATTTTGTTGGTTTTTTCTCGCCGCAAGCCAAAGTTTCTAGGCTTAGAGCAAAAGCGGTAGCCCGTGACGTTGAAAACTATTTAAGAAAATATGAAGGCGCTTCTAAAGGGCGGCGAACGGCGGGCTGGAGGACCACGAGTGCCTCGGCAAAGTCTGAAATCAAACCGGCTTTATCCACTTTAAGAAATCGATCTCGAGATCTAGTGAGAAACAACTCTTATGCTGAAAAAGGCATTCGAGCGATAGCGACAGAGACGATTGGCAAAGGAATTAAGGCATCTATTCAAGCGCCGAGCTCAAGAGCCGAGAGGCAGCTTTTGGATCTTTGGTCTCAGTGGACTGATTCGAGGTTGATTGATATTGAGGGCACGCAAACATTTTGTTCCATTCAAAACTTAATTATGCGCTCGATGGCCGAAAGTGGAGAGGTTTTAATTAGAAAAAGGAGGGTAAGGCCGACTCAATCCAATCCATTTCCTATTCGTCTTCAAGTTTTAGAGAGTGATTTTATTGATTCGGATGAGGGAAGTTTCCGCACCAAGACCGGCTCGGAGGTGATTCAAGGCATTGAGTTTGATGAAAATGGCGGTCGTCTTTTTTATCATCTTTTTGAAGATCATCCTGGCAATTTTAACATTCTTCAAAGCCCGAGGATTGATTCTATTCGAGTTCCGGCGAGCGATGTTTTGCATATTTTTAGAGTGGATCGCCCAGGTCAGATTCGAGGCGTGCCGTGGTTAGCTCCAGCGATGATAAGGCTTCGAGATTTAGATGAGTTTAGTGATGCTCAGCTTGTCAGGCAGAAGGTAGCGGCGATGTTTACGGCCTTTATTAAGGATATGGAGCCTCTTTCGGACGGTTTAAGCGAAGATCAAAGAGAGCTTTGTGAGAAAATGGAGCCAGGCTCGATTGAGTTTTTGCCTCCTGGAAAAGATATCATCTTGGCAAACCCTCCTGGGGTTGAAAATTATAAGGAATACACTTCGGTTTTGCTTCATGAGATTGCTTCTGGTTTGGGAGTTCCATTTGAGGCTTTGACGCAGGATTTATCTCAGGTGAATTTTTCTTCAGCTCGTTTGGGTTGGCTTCAATTTCAAAGAAACATAGATTCTTGGCGATCTCAGATTTTGATTCCAAGCCTTTTAAATCCTGTTTTTGATTGGTTTTTAGAGGGAGCGGATCTTTTAGGAGTTAATACTCAGGGCGCTTTTGTGGAATGGACACCGCCGCGGCGCGAGATGATTGACCCGACAAAAGAGATTCCGGCAATTATTGATGGGATTCGGGGTGGAATTATCACTTTATCTGAAGCGATTCGACAGCAAGGTAAAGATCCCGAGAGTCATCTTGAAGAAATCGCTCGTGACAATCAAACTCTTGACGAATTAGAATTGACTTTGGACAGTGATCCCAGAAAAATCAACGGATCGGGGGCGCAACAACGCGTCTCTTAATGAGGGAGATTGAGACAGCGGTGTTGAGTCAAAAAAAAGTTCAAACCAGAGAAATTCCAAGCCTAGAATTTAGAGCCGCACTAGAGCCTCAATCTTTTAATAAATCTTCTCGAACGGTAAATGTTGTTTTCTCAACTGGCTCAAGAGTTTTAAGAGGAGGTTTTTTTACAGAGCCTTTTTTTGAAGAACTATCTTTAGAGCCTGGAGCGGTTCGTCTTGAGCGATTGAATAACGGTGCTCCAGTTTTGAATAATCATTCTAATTTTAGATTAGATGACGTCATTGGAGTTGTAGAAAGAGCTTCTATTGATGGCGAAAGAGGTTTTGCGACTTTAAGGTTTTCATCGAGAGAAGATGTTAGTCCTATCATTTCAGACATTGAAGATGGGATTATTCGCAATGTCTCTATTGGTTATAGAGTTTTTGAATTTGAGCAGGTCGGTGAAGAGGACGAGATTCCAATTATGCGAGCGATTGATTTTGAGCCATTTGAAATCTCAGTCGTTCCCATTGGTGCGGATGCTGGTGCTCAAATTCGATCTGAGCAACAAACTAAGAATAAGTGCAATTTTAAATTAAGGGGGCGGTCCATGGACGAAAGCCAAAATTCTGAAAAACAGAATGAAGAAAAAGAAGAAGTGAAAGATCAAGAATCTGAATCACAGACTGAGCAATCGGATGATAAGTCGGAAGATAAAGAGGTTTCTCCATCTGAAAAATCAGAAGAATCCGAAGGAGACAAACCTTCTGAAGAAAGCCGCTCTGAAAGTGTTCAATTAAACAGGGAGAATAAAACAATGGATAAAGAAGTTCAAAAGGCTGTTGCTTCGGAAAGAAAACGAGCCGCTGATATTCTTACGCTTTGCAAGCGTCATGGAATGACAGAAGAGTTTTCGTCTGATTTGATTTCAAAAGAAATTACAATCGACCAAGCGAGGGGTCTTATTTTAGATAAACTTGCTTCTGAAGATGAAAAAACATCAACTCGATCAGTGAGTGTTACTCCAGGGTCTTTTGATGAAAAAGATAATGTCATTCGAGGCCTTCAAAATCATTTTCTTAGTCGATATGACTCTAAGAAGTATAAGCCGACAGAAGAATCAGCAAACTTTAGAAATATGAGTTTGATTGAGTGTGCTTCTGAAGTTCTTCGACATGAAGGTGTTAAGGTTCGAGGCATGAGCAAGTGGGAGATCGCTAAACGTGCGATGCATTCTTCGAGTGATTTTCCAGAAATTCTTGCCAATGTTGCGAACAAAACTCTTCGAGATGCTTTTGCCGAAGCCCCTCAGACTTTTGGCTTCATGACTCGTGAGGTGACGGCTCCTGATTTTAAAGAAATCAGCCGAACGCGTTTAACGGATGCGATGGAACTAGAAGAAGTCCAAGGAAACGGAGAGTTCCGAGACGGAACCATTGGTGATAGTGCTGAGAAGTATAAGCTTATGACTTTCGGCAAGGTCATCTCACTCACGCGTCAGGCTCTTATAAACGACGATCTCGACAGTTTCACGCGTGTCCCTGCTTTACTTGCTCGTAAAGCTAGAGATAAAGAATCTGATCTTGTATGGGCGCAAATTACTTCAAACCCAACTCTAAGCAACGGAAACGCTCTTTTTAGTGCAGCCAATAATAACTTACTTAATCCTGGGGCGGCTCCAGACGTCACTCAGATTGGTCTTGCTCGAGCTTTGATGCGAAATCAAACCGATGTGAATGGATCGCTTCTTAATGTACCGGCTCGATGGCTTGTTGGTCCTCCGGCTTTAGAAACGGATCTTGAAAAACTTGTAAGCGACATTCGACCGGATTCAAGCGGAAACGTGAATCCTTTTGCTGGACGCCTTCAGGTTGTTGTTGAGCCTCGCTTGGAAGCGGCTTCAGCAAATGATTGGTATGTGATGAGCACTGTCTCTGACATTGATATGGTAGAGCTTGCTCGTCTTGAAGGTGAGGGCGGTCCTGTCATTGAAACTCGTGATGGCTGGCGAATTGATGGGGTCGAACTTAAGATTCGTCATGATGCGGCGGCGAAAGTCATTGAGCATCGTGGAATGGTTAGAAACGACGGCGGAAGCTGATTTAATAATTAAAAATAGGAGTTAGAAAATGACTACGAAATTTAAACAACCAGGACAGTCGATTGAGTTTACCGCTGCGGCGGATCTTAAATCGAATGATGTTCTTTTAATTGGCGGACTTCGAGGCGTGGTTTTACAAGATGTAAAAACAGGTGAAAAAGGCTCTCTCGGTGTTGAGGGAGTTTATCAGGTCGCTAAAGATGCAACGGTCGCTTTTTCTCAAGGGGATGCGGTTTATTGGGATGCGGTCGCTGGAAATGCGAACGATACCAACACAAATCCTCATCTTGGTTATGCGATTAAAGCAGAGCTTGCAGCGGCAACAACTCTTGAAGTGAAGCTCGCGCCTTCAGCGGCGACAAACTAAGTCGATGAATAAGCGGCCTCAAGGCTTTAAAGGTCTCGTTGATGACCTCCTTGGGGTCGCTATTCCTTGTTTTGGACAAAAAGTTATTTATCGATCAAAGGCCGGCGGCGAAAAAGAAATAGAAGCTGTTTTTGATCGGGATTTTCAAGCGGTCGATCCCAACACAGAAAGTCTAGTCGCTACGAATCAGCCGATGATTGGCGTTCGCACAAGAGATTTACCTGCAAAGCCTTGCAAAGGGGATCGCGTCACGATTGAAGATGAGGTTTTTAAGGTCATTGACTCTCAAGAGGACGGCCAAGGCGGCTCATCAATACTTCTTCATAGGATAACGGATGTCTCAAGAAAGAAAGATAGTTAGAAATCGAATTATCGACATTCTTAAGGGCAAAACCGAGGCCGGTGAGAATGTAGTTTCTTGGCCTACTTCTCCTGAGTGGGAGGAAGATTTACCTGCGATTCATGTAGTTTCGCGCTCTGAGATTTTAGAAAAATTCAATGACTCGCCCTTAGAGTTTAAGAGGAATCTAAACATTTCTGTGGAATGTATAGCGGCCTCTCGAAGTGATTCGAGTTTGGCTGATTTATTAGATGATATGGCTGAGAAGGTTGAAGAAGCTGTTATGGAGGATGACTCTTTAGGGCTTGTCGATGGGGATCGCTGTCTTGTGGAGCGGGTTTTGCCGGATTCGATTGAGTTTGAGTTTGAGGGAGACGGTGAGCAAGGAATCGGAGCGGTGCGTCTTCAATTTAATGTTGTTTATGTCAAAGCGATGCCTCGAAGGATTGAAGATCAGGCTCGACTTGCTGTGGGCGATTTAAAAAGCATTGGTGCGGATTGGAAAATTGGGCATGATAATTCTGCGCCGGATGAGGTGATTGAAGCCCAGGATGAAATCACATTAAGTGAAACAAATCCGTGATTTTGAAAATAGGAGTATTTAGACTATGAATATGAAAATAAAGGTTTATCCAGGCGAGGGGAAGCTTGTTCGAGATCCGATGACTTATTTAGAAATGCCTAAAGAGGGTTGGGAAGTTGACAAGAATGCTTATTGGATGCGGAGACTTTTAGATGGGGATGTTGTTTTAAAAGCAAAGCATGAGTCTAAGCCTGTTTCTCAAGAGATTAAGAAGTCTAAAGAAATTAAAAAGGAGAGCTAGAAGATGGCCATTAGTTTTATATCTATTCCAACAAACATTCGTACGCCGAATGTTTTTGTCGAGTTTGATAACTCAAGAGCGCAGCAAGGCCCGAGTGTCATGCCTCATCGTCTTTTAATGATCGGTCAGAAGTTAGCCGCAGGTTCAGAACCAGCACTTACTTTGAAGCAAGTAACTCGAGTCGATCAAGCCAAAGCGCTTTATGGTCGCGGCTCTATTTTGGCTCAAATGTTAGAAAAAAGTTTGCAAAACAATTTAATCACAGAGACTTTTGCGATTGCTCTTGATGATGACGGCGCAGCGGTTGCAGCGGTTGGAAGTTTTACTTTAACAGGCTCTCCGACAGAAGCCGGAACGCTTTCGCTTGCCATTGCCGGTCAAAGAGCAAGGGTTGCCGTATCAAGTGGGCAGGCTCTTTCAGCGATTGCTTCGGCGGCGGTTTCTGCAATCAATGCGATTGCAGATATGCCAGTGAGTGCGGCGGTTGGCGGCTCTCCTGAAGAAATTGAGCTTACGGCTAAAAATGCTGGTCTTTTAGGAAATGACATTGATCTTCGAGTAAATCTTTTTTCGGATGAAGAGCTTCCGGCTGGTTTAGGCGTGACGGTTTCAGCCATGAGCGGCGGATCGGCAAATCCTGATATTTCGAGTGTGATTCCTTTGATGGGAGAAACTCAATACACAGAGATTGCGCTTCCTTATACGGATGCGGCTAATTTAACAGTAATGGAGACGGAGCTTGAAAGTCGTTTTGGTCCTTTGAGACAAAATGATGGGGTTGCTTTTTCGGCGGCTCGCGGAACTTTGGGATCTCTTTCAACTTTAGGAAATTCAAAAAACACACAAGTTTTATCGATCATGTCGGTACAAGGTCCATCTTCTCCATGGGAGTGGGTTGGCGCGGTTTCAGGAGCGGCGGCTTTATCTTTACAACAAGACCCGGCGCGTCCGATGCAAACTATCCCTCTTCAAGGCATTATTGCTGAAGATGCGGATAAGAGATTTATTCAAAGTGAGAGAAACACTCTTTTGTTTGATGGCATCTCAACTCATATTGTCGATTCGGGCGGCAATGTTTTGATAGAGCGAATGATTACGACATTCAAAGAAAATGCTTTTGGTTCGCCGGATACAAGTTTCCTTGATGTGAACACTTTGGCTACACTTTCATTCTTAAGATTTGATTTCAGAGCTCGGTTTTCTAACAAATTTCCTCGGCACAAGCTTGCTAATGACGACGTTCGACCGGCTCCAGGCCAGGCGATCATTACGCCTTCGATTGGTAAAGCTGAAGCGATTGCGATTTTTAGAGGATGGGAAGATCTCGGACTTGTTGAGGGAGGGGATCAATTTAAACGAGATTTGATTGTTGAGCGAAACGCACAAGATCCAAATCGTTTAGACTTCTTATTACCTCCTGATCTTATAAATCAATTAAGAGTAACAGGCGTTCAAATTCAATTTCTATTGTAAGGAGTACATAAGATGGCAAGACGAGTTGGTGGGATTATTCAATTAGAATTAGACGGAGCGCGGCTTTTTGCGAAGGGCGCTTTTGAATATGATTTAGGCGTTGCAGCAAAAGAGTCGGTTGTTGGAATGGACGGCTTTCATGGGTTTAAAGAAACTCCTAAGCCTGCAAGAATTTCAGGACAGATTACGGATGCTCCAGAGCTTGATCTCGAAGCACTTTTAAATACGAGAAATGCGACAGTGAAGCTTTCTTTGGCAAACGGAAAAACGGTTGTCATGCGTGAAGCTTTTTATGCTGGGGATAACACAGCAAACACCGAAGAAGGTGAAATTGAAGTCGCTTTTGAAGGCCCAAGTGCTGAAGAATTTTCTTAAATAAATAAATCATTATTGAAGGAGTCAATAAGATGAGTGCAAAAGCAGAAAAAAAAGAGCGTTCACTAGAACCGGTTTATCACGATGACGGCTCTGTCACGGTTCCCCTTGAGTATCCTATTGAGGATATCACCAAAGAAATTATTGATGAGGTGAAGCTGACGCGTCCCAAGGCAAAGCAAATGAAAAAGATTGGGACAAACGTCACTATGGAAAATCTTATGATGATAGCTTCTGATGTTTCAGGAATTCATCCTAAAGATATGGATAAGTTAGATGCGGCTGATTTGATGGCGGTGACAGGAGTGATTGCAGATTTTTTGGAGCGTGGCCGAAAAACTGGCCAAGCGCAATAACTGCTCTTGCTCATGCGTTTCATTTTTCACCGAATGATTTATTAGAGTTTGGTGTTGATGATTTAGATTTTTGGATTGATAGATTAGAGGAGCTTAACGAGTGGCAGAAGCGAAAATAGTCTTTTCCTTAAGGGACAAGCTTTCTGCAAGGCTTGATAAGATCAATCGAAAGTTTAAGCCTCTTAATCGAAAGCTCGATGTTACTTCTCGGCGATTCAGCCGCTTAAAACAAAAAACCGAAAGAGCGACAAGTGCTTTCAGAAAGTTAGGCTCTCGTCTCACTTCAGTGGGCCGACAAATGTCTTTCATGGCAACACTTCCTTTGGCGGCTTTTGCAGGTCTTTCTGTTAGAAGATTTGTCGAGTTTGAAGAAGGTCTTGTTGGCATTCAAAAAACTACAAATTTAACCGCTCAAGAAATAAAAGTTTTAGGTCAGAGGTTCACTGATATTTCAAATGATCTTCCTTTGACGACAAAAAGCCTAAACGCTTTTGGTCAAGTCGCCGGTCAAGCGGGTATTGAAGGCGCAGAAAACATAGAAAAATTCGCGGTCACTTTCGCAAAGCTTGAGACGGCTTCAGATATTGCTGGAGAAGAAGGCGCTTTAGCGATTGCTCAGCTTCTTTCTGTGATTGGTGAGGGTCCTGAAAATGTAGACCGTTTTTCTTCGGCTTTAGTAAATCTTGGAAACAATTTGCCGGTCACAGAAAGTCAAATCAATGAGATGGCGGTTCGGGTTGGACAGGCCACGAAAGTTTTTAATTTTTCATCGAGTGAGGTTTTAGGTTTTTCAGCGGCGATGCGAGCGGCTGGAGTAAGAGCGGAGAGCGGCGGGACGCAGGTTCAAAAATCTTTGTTTGCCATTCGAGATGCAATTTCCGATGGGGGTCCAAGGCTTCAGGCATTAGCTGAGCTTACAGGGACCGCTGCCGATCAATTAAAAGAGAGGTTTGGAAAAGATGCGGCGGGAGTTCTTCGAGATTTTGTCGAAGGTTTAGGTTTTGTTGAAAAATCAGGAGGAGATTCAGCCAAGGTTTTAGCGGCTTTTGGCCTAGATGGAGAGCGAGCAAAAGCGGCCATACTTCCTTTAGCCGTTGAAATTGGAAAGCTTGATAATGCTTTAAATCTCTCTAAGCAGGGATTTGAAGATAATATTGCTCTTGAAAAAGAGTTTGGTCAAAGAACAAAAACTCTTGGCGCTTCTCTTACAGTTTTATCAAATAATTTTAATAATCTAGCTAAACTTATTGGAGACATTTTATCTCCGGCAATAAGAGCTTTAGCTTCTATTTTTCAGGGTTTGTTTAAATTCTTTCAAAACAATAAAGTTTTTGCGACTTTTGCGGTTATTTTGGGATCGATTGTAGCGGTCGCCGGTCCTCTTGTGTTTATCTTTGGAGCTTTTTTGACGATACTTCCAGCTTTAAAATTAGGCTTTGCCGCGCTTTCAATCAGCATGGCGGTTGTTGCCCTAAAAGCTCTTCTTATTATAGGGGCCATTGGCTTAATTATTTTCGCAATAGCAAAGTTGATTCAAAACTTTGAATTTGTGAAAGCTTTTTTAATCAGACTTTGGGATACGCCTTTAGCGAAAGTGCTTCGATTTGTTTTTGGAATAGAGCAAATGATTTTTGCAGTGAAGGCTCTTATTTTTATATTTAAAAGCTTAAAGCCTATTTTAGAGCCGATCTTTGATTTTATCGTGGACGCTTTAGCTTTTATTTTAGGAAAGGCTCAAGACTTAGTTGAATTTTTGATAGGGATTGCGGATAAGTTTTTGCTTGGAAACTTAATCTCGGATGCGGCGACCGGAAATATTCAACAAGAAAGATCTGGAGCGGTAGCATCGGCAACGGAGGGACGCATCAATCAAGCCACCGGCCAGCTTAGTTCTAATTCAAAAAGAGAAACTGAATCTTTCCTCAATGTTTTATTTTCTAATCCTCCTGAAGGGACTCGCTTTATTTCGAGTGGGGCTGATAATTTTTCATTTGATGTCGGAGCGGCAGCGCAATGAGGTTTGAAGAATCTTTATCTCCAGGTTTTTTTAGAGGGGTTCCGTTTTTTATTGATACTTCTGAATTTGGAAGTGGTAGAAATGCGGTTCAGCATGAGTTTATTGACAGAGAAGATTCTTTTGGCGAAGACATTGGCCGAAAAGCTTCTTCGTTTTCAATCGAAGGTCATTTAATTGGAGATGACGTTTTAGAACAAAGGGATCGCTTAATCAGGGCTTGCTCGGAAAAAGGGCCTGGAGTTTTGATCCATCCTTTTTTTGCCGGTCAAGATCCGATCAGGCCTAGAACTTTGAGCGTTATTTGCACTTCTTTAAACGTCAGACAAGATATTCG